TTTTAGAATTTTATGATAGGCGGCTTACCAAGATTGAGGACAACATAGAAAAGCTGACAAACCATGATTGAGATGACTTTCGTTTTATTGCTGATGATAGGTGAGGAGCGGGTTGAGTACACGCCTTACAAAAACCTATCTGAATGTTTGAACATACGGCGCAAGATAAAACGCAATGTTGGACACACTGCGGACTTTGATAAGAAGTGGTCATGTAAACAATTGAAGGTCAGGCTTGAAGCTGGCGAGATTTTAGAAATTCTGGAGGACGAATGATACAATTTTTAGGGCCGATAGCTAATCTGGCTGGCACATGGCTTGAGGGCAAAGTCGAAGAGAAAAAAGCGGTAGCAGGGGCAAAGGTTGCCAGAGCGAAGGCCGAAGCAACCATTGCAGAGAAACAAGCTACAGGCGAAATCGACTACGATTTGACCGCCGCAAAACAGATGGAATCAAGCTGGCGTGATGAGTTTTTTTCATTGCTGTTTGCAATTCCAATGGTGTTGGCATTTTGCGGCGAGTGGGGCAGGGAGATTGTGTTTAGTGGATTTCAGGCTCTTCAACAGATGCCCCAGTGGTATCAGGTGTCGTTAGGAGCTTTGGTGGCTTCAAGCGTAGGGATGCGCGGAATAACCAAGTTTTATGGCAAGAAAAAATAATGTCAGGGAAGAAAAGCCGCACAGGTTTGTCAAATGTCCAGAATGTGCGGCTAGGCGGTCTGATAGCGGTTTTATCAGGCCGCGACCCTTATGACTTCATTCTGGATGGATTACTGCATGACGGATTCGTGGAGCGGCACGGCAACAAATTAGAGATTACGGATAAAGGCATGAGAGAAAAAGATCGGCTTGTAACCCTTGCTGGCCTTATGGTTGAGAAAAATAATCTGCACTAAATATAATTTTTTTTGCTGACGGTGTTGACATATGCAAACACAATAATTAGATTCTGATTATCGACCAAACCAAAGGAGTTCAAAATGTTAAAAGAGTTCAAAATTTTCCAAGTCAAAAAAGATTTGATTGAAGCTGATCTTCAGGATGCGTTTTTCCAAAACATGATGAATGGCACAGAGGTTACTGCCGAGAAATTGGCGGCAGAGGATGTTTTCAAATTTGTTGCATGGATTAATGCAACCGATTTAGACGAAGTTTTTGCCATTGGAAACGGTATTAGAAGCGCGGAAATGGAGAAGGATGATGTCAGCCCAATGGACAGCATCGTGCAGTTTGCGCGTATGCACAGCATTTCAGTCGGGGATATCATTCAGGATGAAGATGGAAAAACTTGGGTGGTTTCCTCATTTGGGTTTGAAGAATGTTATCAGCTTAACCTTAAAGGTTACATTCAAAAATCATTTGTAGAATCAACATATGAAGAACTGGCAACCACATCGCTGTATGGATATGGAAAGTAGATTGCAAGATAAGGTGGGGGCGTAAGTCCCCGCCATTGGCGACCACAGTTTTATGGAGATAGATATGGCTCGTTTCGTTACTGATTTTTTCTCTCTTGAGATGAACAAGGCTCGTGTTTCTCGCGGATGCAAATTCGTTGTTCATGTTGAATTGCCTGATTTTCGCGGCTCTGGTGAGTTGGGTTTTGAGGAGTTGGATGCCG